TGGTGGCGACGAACGGGGACATTACAATGACCGCGGGCACGCTCAGCCTGTTCAGCACCTCAAGCATGGCTCTGCGAAACGGCCTGCTTACGTGTGGAAGCATCTTGCTGACCAACTCCGCGACGCTCGCGTTGCAGGACCAATTCACCAACCGGGTCAGCGGCGACATTCAGGTTGGCGGGTCAGCGAACCTCCTGATCTATGATCGTAACTATCATCCTACTAATAGCGTGTCACCTAGTACTATTTATGCTAGTAATATTTATGTGGCTGTCGGTGCTACTATCAATGCAGATGGTCTTGGGTTTATTGGTGGTATTCCAGGAGTTACTCCGAATGTATTAACTAACGGTCCTGGTCATGGTACTGGTCCTAATTATGGTTCTGGTGCTGGTTATGGAGGTAGTGGTGGGGGAGCTATTACTCGACCGGGTACTGGTGGGTTACCCTATGGCTCGAATGATCAGTATTGCTCGTACATGACACCTACTTTTGCGGGCAGCGGTGGCGGGTCCGCCTCAAGCGTGGGTGTGGATTACGGCGGTGATGGTGGTGGCGTAGTAATATTGAATGTGGTTGAGACGTTAACAATTAATGGGCGAGTGTCAGCCGATGGCGTAATTGGTGTTTTTGGTAATTCGGATACTGGTGGCGGAGCTGGTGGAAGCATGTACATCATAGCAAATACACTCACAGGCACAGGAATTATTAGGGCAGAAGGTGGAGATGGACAGTTGGTGGGACGTGCTGGTGCTGGCGGTGGTGGGCGTATTGCCGTTTGGTGTACAACTAATAATTATTCTGGAACGTATTCAGTAACCAACGGCATAGGTTTTGAGAATGGTCAGACGGGTACAATTTATTTTAGCCATTAAATAATATGCAAATTCTAATTTAACTGGGTAACAGTTCCCGCTGGATATAAATGATGATATAGAAATGGATGTAAAAAATGGATTTTTCATTCCCATATCCTGTTAATGGATTAGTAGTAAGACCTGTTGGACAGGGATGTTTATCTTGTGTTCATAAAGACTATTGTATGGCTTTATATTGGTTCAAGAGATATCTTTTAAGAGCACCTGATGACCATAATGGACTACAATGTACGTCTTGGTCTAACAATCCGATAGATATTGTAACATCTGTAAATCAGAGGGATTTGGATGAGGTTCAATATATTTGGGATCAGGGTTTAGGTTCAGAACCTAATCGAAATGGTATGACAGAACAATCTGGTGATACTTGGAGGAGACCATAATGCCTATTTCTTTTGCCGAAGCAATGCGAAGGGATATTGACAAGTTAAAATTTATATTTGAACAAGTCAAAAAGAAACCCAAAAAGAAACCTAAGAAGAAGGAAAAATCTCCAGTTACAGATATGGAGTTTAAGACTAAAAAGCCTGCTTTGCTTATTCGGCAAGCTGCCATTAATTTATTGCAGATACAAATGACATATAAGAAGGACACGACAGGAGAAATCAAGAGTTATAGGGTTGCTCCTTATGAATGGGCATATCGTAAGATTAGTCATAGAAGAAAAAGAATATTATGGGCTTATGATATGGAAGATAGACATATTAAGTCTTTTGTTGCTAGAAACATATTAAAGGTTGCTATTCTGAAAAAGAAATTTAGACCTAAATGGCCAATTTTAATCGGATAGGCAAATACAGTTGACTGTAATTATTTTTTGATATTTTTACCAAGATTGGAGGGATATATTATGAAATCACGCAGAGGAAGTAGTTTATGGGGTGAAACTGATGGATTGTCTGGTATGATTTATCAGTTTGAGCCAGGAGATATTGTTATTGCGGTTGCTGTTCAGCAATCGGATTTCTTGGGTGTTGTTAAGGAAGTTCTACCTAAAATAAATAAGATTATGGTACTTTGGAATGGTGGTTCTTTGAAACAACATGATCCTGATGAAATTATGTTGCATCCTTATCAGGATTCAATTGTTAGGTCAAGAATGGGTTCTACAAGGCGTGTAAAGAAGGCTGATGATATTATTCCGAGTGGTAATCAATTTGTAGGCGATCCTGATACTCATGGAATTAATACACCACGAGGCGGCGGATTTTCCATTATGCAGGATTTACAGAAAGATTTGCATCAGGAAATGAAGAATGAAGCAGATGTTAATCCGAAATTGGCAAGTCGTCGGGGCAAAGTTGCATCAGACCTTTCTCTTAAATCACGCAGAGCAAAAAAAAAAAAGGCATATGATTGTGGAGCATTAGAGTTAGATGGTTTAAGGTCACGCAGAGCTATGTATTGGGAAGCCCCTGATAGGGTTTATAGGCTCACAAAAGAGGAACAAGTTGGTGGTATGGTTCTTTGTCCTAGATGTCGTAATGAAATGAAATTAGAGCCTTTTACGAAGTCAGAGAAATTATACACTTGTCAAAATTGTGGATTTAAAGTTTCAACAAGTAAGACAACTACAACTCGTATTATAATTGATGTAGATAAGAATACTGGCAAAATTGATATGGATGTAACTACTGCAAAAGGTAAAAAGATGAGACGAGGGAAATTATGAGTTTTGGACTAGGGCAAGATAAAAAAGGTGATCCATCTCCAAAGTTTAAAAGAGGAGAAATGGTAGAAGTTGAAGATATGCCAGATTATACACAAGTATGGTCAGTAGGCGATTATGATGATTATGTTAAAACCAGAAGATATGTTGTTATGAATCCAATTAATCATCGTAAATTGAATTTCTTTGAGAAGAACATGAGTAAGGCGAAAAACAAAAGAGCTATGAATAAAGAACTTATAGCAAAAGAATTACTGAAAATTGCTAAAAGTATTATTGGTACTACAATCAGAAAAGGCGATGTTTGTACGGTAGATATTCGACAAGCGGCAAGATTGTTGGGTGGTGGAGTTCCCGCTGGTCATCAATTGAAAATACTTAGAGATGTTATTAGGCAAGGTGATGGTAAGGTTTTAGTTGAAGAAACTAATGGTAGTATGGCAGTAGTGACAGCTTATGATAATCCTGTGTCACGAATAGTAGGTGGTGTTGGTGTTCCAGTAAGTGCTTTAACTAAAGTAATATAAAAGGAGTAGTTATGAATAAAGAGATTGTAGCAAAAGAATTATTAGGAATTGCAGAAATGCTTACGGCAATAGATGTTCCTGTGGATTTATCAAGACTTTCTCGTATGTCTTTAAGTGAAATAGCCATTATAATTTATGATGACTGGAAGAATGTTAATTATGCTGCTAAACCATATCTTGAAGCGATGGCTACACTTCGGGATATTAAAGATAATTATATGATGGATTCAGGTTCGTCTATTGTTGCATACGCATTGTCGAATATGTCAAGTTGGAGAGGACCAGTAGCACAAGCAGTTAAAAAAGAACTGAATCATAGGCTTAAATTATCTTATAGATGAAAAGAGAAAAATGAATAAAGAATTTATAGCAAAAGAGTTGGTAATGATCGCTAAAGAATTAATTAGTGCAACGGGGAAATCAATAGCGGTAGATGTGGTGGGGAAAATACCAGCCAAAGAAGAATTTAAAGTTGGTGATGTTTTAGACCCACAAGGAAAAACAAACATGGTGGGGAAGATTAAAATAACAGAGATAAAGGGAAATACTCTCAAATTTGTTGATTTCAAGGGAACACATTATTTTGGGATGCAACGCTCGCTAGTTAGAAATCTTGTTAATGGAGGAAGTTGGAAAAGAGTTGCTTCTGTCGTAGCAGCAACTGGCATTTTTTAAATGTCCTAATTGTAGAACCCGTATCGAGAGTTTGTGAAAAATGTAATATAGAAAAGCCAATAGATTTATTTCATCGTAAGGGAAAATATAGATTGAATATATGTAAGGAGTGTAGCCGAGGACATATTACATCTAGGGTTTGCAATAAGTGCCAAACAGAAAAAGATATAAGTGAATTCGGATCATGTAATGATAGTAAAGATGGATATAGATACGAATGTAAAAAATGTCGCAAACTATACGATCTTGAAAATAGGGATAAATTCAATACTCAAAGAAATATAAGAAGGAGTGAAAATATTGATAAATTTCGCAAGAAGAAAATGGGATGGTATTACAAGAACCGCGATGAATGTAGAAGAAAAGCGAGTAAATATCGTTTGGCGAACAGAGAACATATACTTTCTGTTGAAAGAAAACATAGAAATGAAAATAGAGACGAGATAAGGAAAAATTACAGAGAGTATTCTAAAAACAGAAGAATGATTGATCCCAACTTTAAATTGAGGGGAAACCTGCGTAATAGGATTAAAGACGTTCTCAAGAAAGGTAAGCATACAAAGAGTGCTCATACTATGGAACTTTTAGGATGTTCTATTGAAGATTTTAAAAAACACTTGGAATCAAAATTTAAGAATGGAATGAATTGGGAAAACTATGGTAAGTGGCACATAGATCATATAATCCCGTGTGCATCTTTTGACTTATCTATGCCTGAAAATCAAAGAAAATGTTTTTACTATACAAATCTTCAGCCTTTGTGGGCTGAGGAGAATATTAGAAAAGGTGCAAAAACAACAAAAGCGGCATAAGGTCGCAAGGAGGACAAAATGTATTCGAAAGCCTATCAAGAGATTAATTGCGGTAGAGTAAGAGAAGATGAAGCAATTGAATTTTACGGAGACAATAAAGTTTCATGCGGTAGAGTAACGAATTTCAATAATCTTTCCGCAGCGAAACAACCCGTATTGGCAGTAGATAAGCTGCAATATACTGGCATAGGTAAAGCTGGTCAGGTGGCGAAGAATCCATCTGTTGCTAATCCATCGGGTACAGTTTCTGATAACATTTCTGCTTATAATAGTCCGTCCGTTCAGACTATGTAATCTGATTCGGATAAGATTTGGAACCGATGGGCTGGAGTCAAACTTCAGCCTGTCGGTAATTCCATAGATACTTGGGGTTAAAATGAATGAAGTTAAAATACATCGGATAGCTGAACTGATTGCTGATGATGTTGAAGCTGAAGCGGGACCAAAGGTAGGCCCGTCACAGAAGATTAATCCCGTTAGTATGGGTGTTTCAGCAAAATTAATAAAGATGGCTGAAGATTTGGTAGCTATGGATTTTCCCACACAAGATGCTTACGATAAATATATGAAAGATCATTCCGATGCTGATAAGAGTAAGCATAGAGTTGTGAAACAAGAATCGGGCAATCTTGATACCCATCCTTACAATTTAATGCAACAGAGAAAAAACGAACAAAAGATGAACGATATTAGCAAGGCTTTAGGGAAGAAACACGAAACACTTATGAATGAAGATATTGAAAAATATAATAGAACGAAAAGTGAATTGGATGAAGGATTGAAGAAATGGGTTAAGGATTTTAAAGTTCAACGAAAAAGTAATCCTGCTGATGCAAAGAAAACTAAAGAGAATATAGATAGAGCTATTAAGGAAAAGAAGTTAGATAAAGACATGGTGTATAAGGTAGCAAACGAAGTAGTAAGGATTGCTAAATCTTTAATGGCTGATTTGAGACCTATAGATGAGATTGAAGCATATATTGCTCTTTTGAATAAACAATATACGAAACAACTTGGACGCAGACCTGTTGAGAATATGGGTGATAAATATATAAGACAACTTGATGATTTCATTGGTTCCATATACGATTATCCATATTTTGACAGACAAAAGATTAATAAATTACGCAGGGATTTTGCTTCAGTAATGTCTTTTATTTAAGGGGAAAAATGAACAGAAGATGTACAGATGGCACATGTTTAATGATGGCTAATGCGAGAACCTTTAATCTCGATTTGCCAGTTGCTACCATTTTGGCAAATCCTCGTAATGAATGGCATCAATTGACAGCAGGTGGAAGACTTAGAATTGCTCGTGAATTGGAAGTGGATTGGAAGAAATTTAACCAAGATGATTTTTTAATGAGTCATTGTTCCATTGTTGCTTCTGTAGAACTTGAAGAAGATGGACATACTATTAAAGCAGCCTGTAATGAATTAATAAACAATAATGGTAATGCTTGGAGTAATGAAGTTTTATTGGCAACATTTAGAAGTTTTGTGGGTGGAGAGAATTACTTAGAGCATGTTCAGGTTCCAGAATTGAGTAAAGGTAAGATATTGGATGCTGTAGCAAGACCTGTTCATTTTAAAAGTAATTTTGGCGAAGCAGATATTTATTATATTGATATTCTTGTTGCTACAAATAAGAAACATTCTGATTTGGTAGGCAAAATTGCATCAGGTAAATTGACAACCATGAGTATGGGCTGCCTTGCAGATTTTGTACAATGTTCTAAATGTGGTAAGGTATTAGGAGATAATGATTCCAATTGTACACATTTGGACAATGAGATGTCGCATAAGTATGTGGATAATAAAGGGGTTCAGAGAGTGGTTGCAGAATTATGTGGAAGATTAATTAAGAAAAATGGGAAATGGGTAGGTGATCCCAAGTCTAATAGGTTTATTGAAGCATCTTGGGTAGATAGACCAGCATTTACTGGTGCTGTGTTAAATCATTATGTAAGTGATATATCTAAGGATGCCGCAAAAGTATTAGCATTTCCGACTTGGAAATTGAGTGAAACGATGAATGAGATATTCAAGTTAAGGGTAGCAGATAGGGCAGGTATGCTTACTTTGAGAGTTGCAAGGGCTGAATTATTAAGACGTAAAAATGAAGCTATGATTGAAAGACTAATTGGCAAATAAAGATTTTGCCGTAATAAGAAACAAAAAGGAGGAAGTATGAGCAGAGATAGATTAACAAATACACGCACAGCAGAAATTATCAAAGCTATTGCAACTTTGAAGAAATATGCTGTAGATGATGCTGAAATCGCTGATAAAGCGGCAGAAGTACAAAATGATGAACCAGCCCAGGAAGCTGATGCCATTGAGAAAGAAGATGCATCCACGATTGATGAAACTGATAAGAATATGGATGCTGAATTGGATTCAAAGGCTGATGCTATTGAGAAGTCTGAAAAAGAGACAGTTGATCAGAGTTCTACAACTGATGTAGTTCTTAAGGATAATGGCGATCAGAATGACAAAGCTAATGCAAATTGGTCTTTGACAGAAGGTGAAAGAAATACGGTTGCTAGCAGTTTAATAAAGATCGCAAAATCCTTATTGGGCTAAAAATTGAGAAAATAATTGTATAAAAACCCTTAAAAATATAGGGGTTTCAATAAAGTGTAATAATTTTTTTATATTTTTACATAAGTTGAAGCCTCATATTATTGTTAAACCAAGGAGGAAACCTTATGAGTCAAAAAGATGTATTGATGAAAAGAGTGGCTGCTCTTGAGAAAAAGATGAATATCGCTTCTCAGAATAGCCCTCGTAATAGCCTTATTGCTGAGATTGAGTCATTAGAAGATCAGTTGACGAGTAGTGATGAAGCGGATGATGATTCTAAAGTGGCAGGGGTTGTTCCTGGTATTCCAGATGGAACAGGTCCATATGGTCAAATGAATCGTAGAGAAACTCAACCTTGTCCTTTGGATGGAGTTGATGGAGTTGATGAAGTTATTGCTCAGGAACCTACTCTGGAAGATTTGGAAACAGAATTGGGTATGGATGATGATGAAGTTGAAGAAGGAGTAATGGCAAGTTTGGCAGACCCGAATGGCATCGAAGAGCAAATCACACAAGACAAATTCACAGAAGTAGAAGGTGAACGTCATGGTGAGGAATTAGCTACAGATGAGTCAATGTTGGCTGCTGGACGCAAAGTTGGTCGTAAGCCTGTTGCTTCTAAAGGATATGTTTCTCGCTTAGTAAATGCATCGCAGAGGTTAGATATAGTTGCAAGTTATTTGGAAAAACATGGTCGTCGCAGTTTGGCTTTCAAAGTTGACAAGATTGCTGATGCTGTTGATACAAGAATCAATAATATTAAGGGAGGAAAATAATCTATGAGCAATAGAGTCAGACTTACAAATCGCAAAGCTGCTGATGGCAGTATCCCATATCCTGGTAATGTAAATCAACCTGGAAGAACTGATCCTGCTTGGGATGGATATCACACATTCGAGCAACAAGTGAATCATGAGTTGCCCGATATGCGTACCGAATGGAAAGATGACAGCCGTGATGATATTGGTTTTGGTGTTCCTGAAGCCAATCCTCCCACAGTTGCCAGCGTTCGTATCGCCGCAAATAAAGCTGTTCGTATTGCTGTTTTATTGCTGGGCGAGAAAGTTCCCGATAGTGTTATTGAAACCCAAGCTCGTGATTTGATGGCTTTGAATAGCGAAGCAATGGATCGGACACTTAATCGTTTCTCACAGACACAGAAACTATATGCTGATGATGAAGAAGTTGATGATGAGAAAAAGGCTTCTGAAGAATTGGCTGATAAAGATGATGCAATTCCTCCTGCTATTAAAGCCGAAGAAGAGAAGGTAGAAGAAAAGGTAGCAGAAGATGAGAAGGTAGAAGAAAAGACAGCAGAAGATGAAGCAGAAGAAAAGAAAGAAGCTCGTTTGGCAAAATTGGAAAGTATGATTGCTTCTCTTGTAAAGGCTGATGATGCTGAAGATAAGAAAGAAGAAAAAGTAGCGGCTGATGAAGTAGAAGAAAAGAAAGAAGAGAAGGTAGCTGAGGATGAGAAAGTAGAAGAAAAGAAAGAAGCTCGTTTAGCAAAATTGGAAAGTATGATTGCTTCTTTTATAGCTGCCGAGGCTGATGAAGTAGAAGAAAAGAAAGAAGAGAAAGTAGCCGAAGATGAGAAGGTAGAAGAAAAAGTAGCTGCTGATGAAGTAGAAGAAAAGAAAGAAGAGAAAGTAGCTGAGGATGAGAAAGTAGAAGAAAAGACAGCCGAAGAAGAGAAAGTAGAAGAAAAGAAAGCGGCTGATGAAGTAGAAAAGAAAGAAGATAAAATTGAAGCTCGTTTAGCGAAGTTGGGAAGTATGATTGCTTCTCTTGTAAAAGCTGAAGATGCTGAAGATAAGAAAGAAGAGAAGGTAGCTGCCGAAGAAGAGAAAGTAGAAGAAAAGGTAGCGGAAGATGAAGAAGAGAAAGTAGAAGCTCGCAAGGCTGGACCTAATGAGATGGACATCGAAATGACAAGCTCGATGGATGATGCTCTGCCAGAAGACCCTGCGGCTGATGCTCAGCTTGCTTCTTTGTTCGAAGATGGTGAAGCCGTCGCCGAAGAAGAAGAGAAGGAAGAAGCTGAAAAGAAAGCTTCATCCAAAAAGGCTGGAATTAAAAAACTTGGTGGACAACCTAAAGTTGCGGCACAAAGCGTAGCTTCGGCTGACATCAGCTCCATCTGGTCATCGGCACCCGATGTAAGCGAAGTTTTTAAATGAGCCGAATAAAATAACAAGGAGATAAATAATGAGTCTTACAATCCTAATTCGTGGTATGTTGAATAGTATTCCTGTACTCTCCGATGAATGCTTCACAAAAGCTAATTACGGAGTTAATACCAACAGCACATTGTCCGTGAATACCCCCCGTGGTGTTCTTGGTGGTTCTGTTGCCGCAGTATCGGCTGGCTTGGACTATACTGTAGTTCCTTGCACTGACGAATTGCGTCCCGTTGGTCTGTTCGTAAATGATGCAGCCGGTGCTGCATTTGAGAATAGCCCAGCAGTAGCAAGTGGTAAAGTTGCTGTAATGAAGTGCATGGCTTCTGTTGAAGTTGATGTATATGCAACCGTAGCCGCTGATAATGCAACACCTATTGTATTCGCAGTTGGCGATCAGTTGTACAGCGATGCACAAGGTATGTTGACGAATGAAGTTTCGAGTGAGCCGACAGTTCAGACGATTATTGGTATCGTAACCAAGAAGCCGTCTATTACTAGCCCGACGCTCGGTATCGAAATGCGTATCTAAGCGTAACGCACCGTAATCGGTGGTTCGCAAAAATGGTTTTGAGGTAGAACCAGGGGAGTAGGTGAAATCCTGCTCCCTATCCTAAAAGGATATCTTCGGTTAATCCATAGCCGTAAACCCCAGAAGGGAAGGATAATTGGAGGATATAACATATGTCCGTAAGCAATCAAACTAAACAAGAGATCATCTCTCAGCATATTCGTACAGCCGCTGGTCGGCAACGTTTGGCTGCTAGTATGATTCAGCCTCTGCGTAGGCGTCGTGATTATACATCCGTTGGTCGTAAGGCATTCTATGTAGAAGCCCTACCCGATGGAGCTTTGCCTATTTATGACAAAGACCCGAATATCACAGCCTATGTCGTTGGCGAAGAAGGCGAAAATATCGTAGCAGTTGCAAAGCCGAAGAGAGTGTTGTTTCCTCTGTTCGAAATTGCATCAAACCCTGAAATCCAATTGACGGAAATCAAACAGCGTCGTTTCGACCTGATTGAGCGTTCTGTCGATTTGGCGAAGGCAGAAATCCAAGCTGAAGAAGACCGTAAGGTTTTCGCAGTTATGGATGCTTTGTCTGCTGACCCAACCAACCCGAATCCGGCTATCCCGGTTACGGGCAATCTGACAGCTAATGCTTTGGCAGACGCTTTTGCGAATGTCGAACGCACAGATATCAGAGTGGCCAGCGTGTTCTTGAACGCCAAGGATTATGCCGATCTGCGTAAGTGGGATCGTGATACTCTGGATATCGAAACTCAGGCAGTTCTGTTGAAGACCGGTTTGATGGCTACCCTTTGGGGTGCCAAGCTCATCGTATCCCGTATTGTTCCTGAAGGTACGGTATATGTTTGCGGCGAAGCCGAATTCTTTGGTAGAATTCCTGTTCGTACTGAGTTGACTGTTCTCTCTGCTGACGATCCTAAGAATCGTTTGATCGGCTTCAGTATCTTTGAACAGCTCGGAATTGGTGCCTACAATCCCTTCTGCCTTCAAGTTTTGAGTATCACAAGAGTTTGACATTACTAGCGTATAAAATACGCTAAAAGATTAACAAAAAACACCCTTCTGGATGTAAAAGTTCAGAAGGGTGTTTTGTTTTTATAATTATTGGTTTGTATTTTCTAAACATTTCTATTGTATAAAACAAATAAATGGTGTATAGTATTTCTAAGAAGTTAAGAAAGGAGATATTATGCAAGAAGGAATTGATTTTGTTAGATGTAGAATTTGTGGTTTAGAATCAGGAGTATTGAGTCGTCATTTAAGTAGTCACAATATTGATGTAACAGAATATATGAAACAATATCCTGATGCAAAGATTGTGGCAGATAAAGTACGCAATGCCAGAATAGATAAATTAAGAGCTAAAACAAAGAAGGAACCTGTTTTGACTTGTAAATATTGTGGAGCTAAATTTAAAGGCAGAATTCAAAGGAGAGCACACGAAAGACGAGAAGAGTCTATCTTTCTGAATGGTATTGAAGGTAAAGATTTTATAGTTTGTAAAGAATGTGGATTTCGTGATACTAAAATAATTCTTCATATTCAAGGACAGCATGGGATGACTTCGGAATCATATCGTGAAAAATATTCCGATGCCCCAGTTATTCTTAAATCTGTTATAGAAAAACAAAGTAGGTCTAATATAGGTACTCATGTTATTCCTATTCAAAATCGTGCTGGTGCTATTTTTTGCAATAAATGTAATAATTGGTATCTCAAGAGATTTGCTGCTAAACATCTTTCTGAATGTGTAGCTTCGTATCCTGATAAATATGAATTAGGCAAGGATTATGTAAAGTGTCCTGAATGTAATAAAGCGATGTTGGTACTTGGTGGACATTTAAAAACAGAACACAATTGGGATGATGATAAGATTGCTATTGAATCTGGTAGAGGTTTACAATTGGCCACTACAAATATTACAGAGAAGAAGGCTAAATCTACAGACTATAAGGCTGTGCAGAAAAAGAGAGAACAATCTATGATGGATAAATATGGCGTAGTTAATTCTTTCCAATTACCTGAAGTTCAGAAGAAGTTAATAGAGACAAATGAGCGTCGTTATGGTACTCATCATCCAATGCAGAACGAAGAAGTATTTATAAGGCAGAATGAGTCGGCACAGAATGGCCAAAGTGGGCAAGAAGTATTTTTCAATGAACATACTTGTAGAAATGTAGTATATGTTGGATATGGTGGACGCTTCATTAGGACAAAGATAGGAGTTCATAAATATGGCAGATTGATTAAAGATTTAAATCCTGATTTTATGATATTGCCAGACAATGTATTAGAATCGGCTTTATCTGCATCCAGGGAATGTAGACTTATGGACAGGCAGAAGCATCGTTCAAAATATGTCATTGAGTTACTTGGTGACTGGTTTCATTCTGAGAAAGTGATAGGAATAAAACCAGAGGAACACGAAACAGAGATTATAGAAGCATATAAGTCTGCTGGGATTGAATGTTTAGTGTTATGGGAAAAGGATGTAATGGGAAGGTGGAATGTGATTGAACCTATGGTGAATGCTTGGATACAAAAGGCTATATCAGATATGAATGAACATCCTATTTGGTCTAGGGCAACAAAGAACAAGGTAGATAAAAGGAAAGCCAGTTTAGTTTGTCCTTATGGTTCAGGCAAGATGTTTAGGAGTCAGATTAGGCTGGATAAATGGATAATTAGTCCATTGAATTATTGGAAGACAGGGATGGTTGAAGGCAGGGATTATGTAATTTGTCTTGAGTGTGGTACGAGAGGTTCCAAGATAACGGAACATATCAGAAAGTCGCATAAGATGACAAAGGAAGAATATCTATTAAAGTATCCTGGTGTCAAGATGGTTTCTGATAAGATGTCTGAATGTGTAGCTTCTGCTCATCGATTGAAATCATAATTCTTCATTATTTTCCGGATTTTCAGTTCTCTGTTGCAATATAAGGGCAGGAGAGAAGAATGAATAAAGCAATTCAGATGAAAATGGCAGGAACGAGTAAAGGTAGAGTTGTTTTACATATTGTTTGCTTTTTAAGTGATTATCGGTTTGAATGGCATTTTAAGGGTATTGTTAGGGAATTGAAAGGGTAAGATAATGAATCTTCCAGCATTTGACAAAGATGGCAATATCAGTATGAACGATGTTATGATAGCTCAGTCCAAGGATTTTGAAGCCTTTGGAGTGGATGTTGAACCACGGTTGGTAGAAATAAAAAATCATCTTTATAATATAAATTGGCCCAATTATTCTAAAGAAAAGAGCGACTATATCCATTCACTTCTTGATTTACATAAAACGGAAGTTGGATGTAAGAGAACTCCTTTTTATCAATATTCAGCTATTTTTTGTTTTTACTACAATTTGTATGTAAAGTTGATTAGTAATTTCAGGTATCATCATCATTCTACCGAGGATGAAATGCAAAAGGTAGATCAAGAGATTATTAAAGAAATGATAAAAGGGTAATATTGCTATTGGTCGCTGGCTTGACCGTTCCCAGAGGTAAGAAAGAAGGTCTTAAAAATAAGATTCGCCAATAGTAATTATTAAGGAGAAATAAAATGAAAAATCCCTTGATGAAGGAATATGTCGATTCTGGTTCTGTGAATACTTATACGGAATGGCTAGAATTCAAGGTGAAGGATTTGGGAAATGAAAAACAACCGCAACGTCAAGATTCGCTAATGGAACAGTTTCGAGATTTAATTCCTATGGCAAATAAGATAGGTTGTTATGATGCTGGTGAGCATCTTCGGAATTTGGTTAATGATTCAATTGAAAAGTCATAATGATGAAAAATCTTCTTATCAAATTACCTCCAGGAATTTTTGGCATAATGTGGATGGGAGTTATCCTACTTAAACTTTCGGGTCAAATTGGTTGGTCTTGGTGGTTCATTATGTTTCCCGTGATTGTCGCAACTGCCATATCTTGTTTACCAAAGAAAAGGATATAACTATGAAAAAAAACATCCAGACAGGAATGAAAGATGATAATGGCAACAAGATTGCTGTGGGAGATATTCTACAAAGTAAATGGGGATATAAAGTAATAGTTAAACAGTCAAGTGATGGTTCGTTTTATGGTAAATTAATTTGCAGTTCATTAAGTTCGTGTGATAATATTCCTTACTCGTTAAATGGTGGGAAGGACCATATTATTTGTGACTTACTAAATGAGGAGTGATTATGAATAAAAATGTAAAACAAGTCGCAACCGAATTACGTGAACTAGCTGATTGGATTGAAAAATATAGTGTTAACTGCTACTTTTGTGGAAAGCTCTTTGATGAAAGAGAAGGACAACCTGCTGATCCTTTCAATAATAATGATGGTGGCAATATCTGCCCGGACTGTCTTAAGAAAAAAACCAACGAATTATTTTAATGATGAAAACCTTATTGACAGTTGATTTTGATTTTTTTGTACCTGAAAAACCAGAATGGGATTTTGGGCACAAGGAGTCTTTACTCTTTCTCAAAATGATTTGGGGAACTCGTATCAATATTATGGATCAGATGAAAACTGATGGAAATGAAATTGGTTTTTGGGATCAATTCAAATCTGTCAATTTTTCTTTTCCTACTTGGGTTTCAGATTCTCATGCTTTTGCTTATAATCTAACAAGAGGGATTAACAGGATTGTGCTTTTTGATGCACATCATGATTGTTGGAAATCAAATAAGGGTATTTATTGTCACAATTGGTTAAGGGAATGGTTAAATAAGGGTAAGAATCGTAAAGTGACTTGGGTAAAACCTGGATGGCAGGATGAAAATTGCGAATTGCCAAAAGATATGAAAAACAAGGTAGAAGTGGTAACTTATCATAAAGGGATGGATTTGGGCTTAAAAGGTTCTGTAATGGCTCATATTTGTCGGAGTGGTTGTTGGGTACCTCCTTGGCTAGACAAGGCGTTTTTGGGCTTTGTGGAGGGTTTGGCGAGTCCTATAAGGCCATATTCCATGCAAGATGGAGATTGGAATCCATTAAAAGAGCGTTGGACAGAAAAAGACTTGAAAAACGCTTTAAAAGCAGACAAGCAATTTCAGGCTATGAAAATGAAAATTATGAAAGTTGGAACAGTCAAAAGTAATGATTTTCTGAATTGCAAAGTAGAACAAACAGTATAGATTTTCCGGATTTTTAATAATTTGACGCAATACTATATTATGAATTTACAACCCATAGAAGCAAAAGAAGAAGGTACTGCTGCTGCTGATGGTTGCATTAGATGCAATTCTGGCTTAGGTAGTGTATATATGATACAGAGCAGATGGAAACCGGAAGATGGACATAATCCATATCCTGTATCGTGGAACGAGGCGGCAAGGCAAGGATGGATGTGGGATCAGGAAGGTACACCATTTCAAGCATATTATTGTAAACATTGTGCTGATATGTTAATTAAGGACAACAAATGAGTAAAAAAGATACACTACGAGTGATTATTCAAGTTAATCATGATATGGTTTCTGTAATAGAAAAGGCTAAAGATGTTGAAGTAATTATCAGGGATTATGATCTTTTAGGGTGTCAACCACATGAACTTACTGAAGATGAAACTGGAATGAAATGTATTGAAACAGTATATCAAGCTCGAATAGGATAATAAATGAGCATTAGTCCTGATAAATTTGAACCTAGTTGGCAATACAAGTATGTCTGTTTTGATGATGGTAGTGTATTGTTTTGCAATGCTTTTGCTTATTCTAGCAATCATAAGAGTTTAGTTTATGAAATGGAAACTAAGAGTGTTGCAAAGCCGGTTTCCGCAGGACAAGTAAGGGTAAGATATAAGAAATGGGTAATTGCAGAAGGTGGTAGTACAAGTGCCAAATTGCCCCAGAAGGAAACTGATGAAGATGTTATTGATGCAGTATTGAAGCCATTTGGATTCGTTTTTGATGAGGAGTTGATGTATCAATGAAAATTCTACGACTTGTTTTATTCCGCAAATGCAATCGACATTGTGCAGGTTGTTGCAATAATGATTGGGATTTAGATTCCATTCCAGTGATTAAAACTTTTAAGGGGTTTGACCAAGTTCTTTTGACAGGTGGCGAACCTATGCTTAATCCTAATTTGGTGAGAGATGTGATTGACCAAATCCGCAAAGAATCAGATGCTAAAGTCTATGTCTATATGGCTGAAACTGGTGATACCAATGCAGTGTTCCAAGTCTTGTGTGCTTCTGATGGGATAACAATAACGCTTCATAATCAATATGATGCGTTTAACTTCAACGAACTTACTAATATGTTGCGTAATGAGTTCACAGCCAAGCAATGTCGTGAAAAAAGCCTTCGCCTTAACATATTCAGGGGAGTAAGTATAAGTGGCGTTGATGCATCTATCTGGAAGGTTAAGAGCAATATAGAATGGATTAAAAATTGTCCTTTGCCAAAAAATGAAATTATTATGAAACTAACGAATATTTTATAAACCTTCACAACTAAAAATTGAAAACCAATTCGGAAATCATGAGGAAAATTACAATAAAAAGTAATGATTTTCTGAATTGCAAAGTAGAACAAACAGTATAGATTTTCCGGATTTTTAATGACTTGATGCAATACAGGGTTAGATTTATTATTAATCAAAGGAGAAAAATGAACATTGAAATGTTAGAAAAGACAGATTGGATTATTTTCAAGGCTATGACTGGTTCACATGCCTATGGAACTTCTATTCCTACGAGTGATATAGATTATCGTGGGATATTTATTGTTCCTATGAAAAAACGAGTTTCTATTCTTCAGACTTTTACCGAGATAGGGCAAGAGAAACCTATTGATGTTAAGTATTATGAATTGGCGAAGTTTATGTCTCTTGCCAAGGAGTCTAATCCTAATATTATTGAATTTCTCTTTATGCCTAAAGATTGTATTATGAGATGCGATGATAGGATGAAACGTCTTATTGAATGTCGCAAGTTATTTGTGAGCAAGAAGGCATATCATACGTTTTGCGGATATGCTTGGGCACAGATCAAAAAGGCGAAAGGCGAGAATAAATGGGTAAATAATCCACAATCCAAAGAACCTCCAAAACGGGAAGATTTTTGTTGGGTAATTGGAAGAGGCAGTTTTGATGTGGAAAATCACGAGCCTCCGAGTCGTCCTGTGCCGTATGGAGAGACTTTGATGGATGGGGGTTATCCATTGGAAATGTGCCATGTGGCTGGTTTGGAGCATGTGCAAGACACTTATCGGCTTTATTACTATGGTTCTGAAGCCAAAGGTGTTTTTCGTGATGGTAATTTAGTTTGTGATAGTATTCCGATTGAGGAAGAACAGGGGCGTTTTGTTGGCTTACTTATTTACAATGAATGCGAATATAAAAAAGCGAGGCAGGATTGGAAAAACTATTGGACTTGGATGCAAGAACGCAATCCTAGTCGCTGGGTTTCACAGGAAAAAGGCGAAGTGGATTATGATGTTAAAAATATGCAACACTGTGTTCGTTTGCTTATGTCTGGTGAGGCTATTCTAAAAACCGGGGAACCGATTATCAGGTTTCAGGGTGCAGAACTTAAATATCTTCGGGATATTCGGGCTGGGCATTATACTCATGAGTATTTGATGGCTGATGTTAAAAAGCGTATGGCCAATATGGATTTATTGAAGGATTCTTCTGTTTTGCCTTGGGGTGCTGATGAAAAGGCAATTGATGAATTATATCGTGAATTGACTATGCCTTAAATATTTTCCGGATTTTTAGCTTTCTATTGCAATATAAGGACAAGGAGGAAAGTAATGAATACAGGAATTGAAGATGCAATTAAAGAAGAGATTGGTGAAGCAATTGATAACAATATCAGGGCTATCAAGTTTAACCTGATTAATGTTTTTGGTGGGCTTCTGTATTCCGTCAAACTGGAACTCGAAAAGGAAGGGTTTGTTGGAACCATTGATGAATTAATCAATATGATTATTGATACGACTCACTATGCTGGACATAAAGATGAAGAATATCCTTGTTGGAATAGAAAGAAAGGCGAAAAGGTTATCGAAAAAATTGGTGAAGTTCTAAAACGGCATGGGATTACTTCGTTTTCGTGAAAAGGAGATCAAAATGAGAAAAGGAGATCAAAATGAGTATTGTTAATTTGGATGCAGGATCGGCTATTAGTCGCATTGTTGAAGCTATGCTCCCACGCTTTTCAGATAGAAAACTGGGTTTGCTTTTGGGTATTGAAATGAGCATTAGCGATCACGGCTTTGCAGAGGATGGTAACACTCTTGAACGGAAGCAATTAAATATTCATAAAACATTGTATTTTATATTCCAACGTCCTAGTAATTACACCAAGGTTCTATTTTGGGAACCACGAAAGGATGCAAAAGGATGGGAAGAAAGTTGTATTTATTCTGAAAACGTATCGGAATGGTTTTTGGAATGTGATCACGATTCTTGTTGGCGAGATGCCGTAGGCAGTAAGTTGACAGATGCTTATTTCACTATCAGTAGTAAATTTGATGGTAGGAAAAAAAGTGGTAAATCGCTTCGTCCTATTGACCTTTTCCAATTTATCACTTTCAGAAATGATCCAATGTATGTCCATTTGGATATATTCGAACAGAAGGTGGACAGGTTCAGTAACGAAGGTCGAATTTGGAATGTGAAGTTTCAGCCGACTAATTTTGCAGCATTGGAAGCGAAAACTTCTCCTGATACCAAGCAAATGAGTCATTCGGGATTACTTATCAAGGGCAGTGAAGATCACAAACGGTATCTTCAGATTATGGCATTTGTTGCCAGAATATAAGAATTCTATGACATTATCTCCACAACAGTATATAGATGCCAGTCCTGTTGTTTTTCCTTATTTTAAGAATGGTGTTACTTTGAGTGATTTTCAGGGGAAATGTTTTTCTTGCAAAAACCCAGTACAAGACTTGCGAGGAAATATAATTGAACAAAACAACTGTCTTGAGTTTAGGTTAGCAGGGGTATGCTATCCTTGCAAAATGATTACCAGTTTCCAATTTCGAGTATATAATGATGGTAGGATTATGATGAATTCCACTAATGGCTGGATAGAAGGTGGATCAGTATCTTCAAATTTTATTATATATTATATGAAAAAGTTAAGACTTTTTTTATCCAAGTGGTTTATTGTCTGATAGTCCTGCATTATCTCTTCTCATAATTCTTTGATATTCCTGCTCATTATAGAGGGATATCTATGCCAAATAATAAAAAATGGGAAGCTCCTGAAGGTGATAGGGTATTATGGCGACATCATAAAGATGATGGCTCTTATGAATATAGAGAGTCACCACCAGAAGGCTCTGACAAGCCAGCAAAAGCCCCTCCACCTCATGTAAAATGGAAACCAGACAGGAATGTAAAACATCTTAAACCACAACATCATGCTGTTTTAAATAAGCCTTTATTGAAAGAAACATTGGATAAGGGGTATTTTACTGTTGTGTCGGGTGGTAGAAATGAAAATGACCCGGCAGAAGAAAACATGAAACCTGACGATGAGTATTTTCACGAAAGGCATTTAGCTTTACGAGACGAATTGGAGAAATTAGGTGTACCATATACAGAAGCATTAGGGAATTATGGAGGTGGTCAGGAACATAGTTTTATTGTGTTTCACGACGATGTTGAACTTACGTCCAAAACTGCCAAATCAATTATGGTTCATCATCACAAGGATGATTTTGATAAACAGAAAAAAATAATGGAAAAATTAGGTGAAAAGTTTAATCAGGATAGTGTATTGCATGGCATAAATGGTAATAATCGAATGGTATATACTACAGGTGAAAAGAAGGGAAAGATATGTGGTAATAAAGGATGGAAAGATATACCTACTGCCAAAATGGATTTTACGGATGTTAAATTAAAAGACAAACAACATACTAAGTTTCAACTAAATATCCAAGATTGTTTTAAGGATAAGTTTCGTAAGAGTGTGCAAATGGAAAATATTACTAATCGTATTGCATCTTCAAAATTAAAGTATGGCAATATACCTACTGGACATTATGGTTCTAAAGATGGTATTATTAATATATGTTTAAATAAAAGATTTGCTGCTTTATCCAAGAGATTATGTATAGCAGAACTTATAGCTAGAGAGATGGAAACATGAGTAAGCAACGCATAGCAGAGGTATTGGTAAACGAATGGAAACTGGCACATGATTGGACACCTGCCAGGATTCTTCAGGAACATTTTGCAGCAGAACAACGGTTTTCTAAGGTAGCATCAGTAAGGATAGAAGCGATTAAAGCAAAAATATTGGTAGCTGGTGTTACATTAGATTTCACAAAGGATGTTGCAAAGGCTTTAGATACTTCTGTTGCTTCTGTTGTTGAGCTTTTTAAAAACTCAAAGATGATAAAATTCTTTAATAGAATTAAATGGGATTTTAAGAGACTCTATGATTTAATGAGAAAAGGCTATAAGGCATATCGTGATTTAAAAGAAGTGATGAATGATTATGTTCGAGAGAAAGGATTTAGGGGTCATAGATGGACATCAGAACAATTACAAGATTTAGATGAATATTTTGAAAAAAATCGTAAGGCAAAGTATGTAACTGGTATAACATTGGGCGGTCTTTTATTATGGTTGTGGTTTAGAAAAGCAGATGTTGATTTTGATATGGGTATAGATGAGATATTGTCATCTCTTTCTGGTAATCTTTCATTTAGTAGGATTTTTGGTGGAGTAGATGGTGCAAGGTTATTGGTAGCTATTTTGTCTGGTTCAACTTTGCAATTTTCTTATCCGAGTTCGGCTGGCGAACAGTTCACAGTTTCTATAATTAATACCCTTATTAAGAACTTTAATATATATTTCCATAAAGAACGTGAAAAAAGATGAAAAATATCTATCTTTGTGGTATAGTGTTGTTGTGTGAGGAATTTTTAATCTAGTATTTCCTTTTAAGTTTATGAGTTCAAAAGACAAACAGAAGAAAAGAAAAGACCGGCAACGACGAATTTGTCGTGATGCCAATATTCGACGAAATAATTTTTCTTCATTGAAATATCGTTTGGATGTGTTCTTTGGTGGTGTACATCAGTTGGGAATTATGTCTTTTAGAAGTTGGCAAGCTGTAGAAGCTCATCAAGTTGATACTGAAAAGCGTAGGGCAATGGGTGAAGAAATAGCAGAAGGTAGGGTTGTTGAAATAAAAACAGGTGAAGTGAGGATGGTAATACCTTCATCAAAACCCAAAGGAACATTGCCAGATAAGTTGGCTGGGAATCCTGAATCAGCGGCTAAATCTGTTATTGACAATAAGAAGGTTTTGCCTGATACTTTGAAAGTGTAAATATTTTCCGGATTTATGTCAGGTGGATGCAATATAGTAGCAGAAAGGAAATTGAATTTCCTACTCTCGGATGGAGACTTGTGAAGACGGAAAATGATAGACGGAAAACCGTAGGCAAGAATTCACCTATAGGCTCCGGAACAAGGTTGAAATCCAGCCAGGTTAGTAATGAGTCTCGCTTCGAGAGTGTAGAATAGTTTAAATGCTGGTTATTCGGCTGGAGTGCAGAAGGATGGCTCATAACCATTTTAGATGGGTTCAATTCCCATACCAGCAACCAATATGTTTTACGCAGAGAGTAAAAGACCAGCTAGTATAAAATCTGTCGGCGGTATAGCTTTATCATACTGTCTGAAAGTGATGGTGAGGGCAGAATCTAGCAATTGTTCTTTGATATATGTGAATCGTAAGCTTAGAAGCAGCTATCGACTAAAGAGTGGAACGAGCAAAAGGAATGATTACGGGTCTTCCTGATAAAGGAATAGCGTCCAACATAAATAAATCATTAGATATGCGAATGACATAGCGGAACGTGTATGAGTAGGTTGGTAAACTACAGCACATTTGGAAGTACGCTTTTGTCTAGTTTCTTTGGCGTAATAGCACATCACATATTTGTTCTTTGATTTTTTTGGGGGCGACATGGTTTCGACAGATGAATGGAGATTTGGTCGCATGTCGGTGATGATGGTTGGCACCGTTAACAATTCCATTAACAGCATTAACTGCTGACGTTCCAGTTCTTCTTGCCGCTTAATTGCAGGCAAGCGTGAAAATGATGAGATAGCCTTTGTAGTCATAAGTAGCGACGATCACTAAGGTACAAAAAGGGAAGTCGAGCCCTTTGCTTTATAGAACAAGTATTCTATTGCTATGGTTGCTGAAAGATGTAACAAGGGATTGTCAAACTTTCCAAGAAAAGGTTTGAATAAACATGTAGCATACTGGGTTGAAAGACATTCTGGACGGGGTTTCAATCCCCCCCGCCTCCACCATTTTAAAAAAATAATAATATTGCAATAAAATCATTTTGTGTGGTATAGTATAGATAGTTGATTTGTTCTTTGTAATTCGATACTCTTCAGCAATGAGTTACTTCTAATTATAAATGCTGGACCCCTATATAACTAGGGATAAAGTTTGGCGAAATTGCTAGGAAACTAGCGACTTTTGATCTAAGTATAAAGGATACCTTGCCCTAGAAAAGCATTGTACAACCTTAAATGGTTGGTCTCTCATTAGCGATTATTGGTATCGGGTTTTAAGTTTATAGCAGACATGCTTCAGCACAGAGATACTTCATTATAAGAAAACACTTTGTGCATTTATTGGTGTCGGCTTTTGATTGCGGAGTGGAGCACTGGTAGCTCGTTTGGCTCATAACCAAAAGGTAAAGGGTTCGAATCCCTTCTCCGCTACCAAATTTAAGCCGAATACTGAAAGTATGGTATTCAGCTTTTTGTTTTTCAGAAATAATAGAAGGTAAAATAAGGAGGATAGTAAGATGAGTAAGTTCAAGAAAATTGCACGAAATAAGGCAGTAAAGGCAAGACTTCCAAGTAATGCTCCAGAAGCTACAGTTAATAGGGCAGGTGGAGTGGCTTTTGAAATCAATGATTCAGCTTTGAAGCTAGTAACAATGACTGGTGGAGCTTTCTTTGCTGAACCCAAATTCTATAATGCTGAGATGTGTATTCCTAGTCGTATTACAGGTGGTAAGTTCAATAAGTTGGCTGAAAGGCTTCAGGTTGTAGGTGAGAAGTTGAAGGGCTTTGAATCTTGTGACGAATTGAATGAAGTGGCTCGTGAAGTTATTGCTACCGCAGTTGATATAGCTCAGAGTCAGCATCCCGAAGATTTATTGGCTATTGCTAATTGGCTTCGTAATGATATGAATATCAGACTGACACCGCAAGTATTGCTTGTGGTAGCTTCCAGGTTCAATAATACGAAGTCATTGGTGCGTAAATATGCACCTTCTATCATAAGGCGTCCTGATGAGATTAAGACTTGCTTATTGGTTCATCGTTTCTTGTTTGGTATGAAGTCGTTGTCAAATGGACTCAATCTGGGTCTAGGCGATGCGGTTTCCAAATTTGGTGAACGAGGATTGATGAAATACGACAATGCTGATTTCCCGAAATGGAAAGATGTGTTGTGTTGGATTCGGCGTAAGGCAGGTTGGCCGTTGAAGTCTGAGGTAGCCAAGTATTTCATTACGGGTCAAATTGCGGATGAATCTAAGACTCCTGTTATTGCTGCTCGTAAGCAGTTGGCTAAATTGACCAAGTTCGATGCTAAAGCCAAGAAGTTGGCAAAGGATTCCTTGGTAAATTGGGAAGTCTTACTTTCGCAGTTTAAGGATGACAAGAAAGCGGTCTGGACTTTTCTGATCAAGGAAAATCTTTTGGGCTATATGGCTATGTTGCGTAATATGAGGAATATCCTTGAAGCACGTCTTGATAGGGATGTTATTCAGAAAGTATCGTCCAAGATTTCATCCAAGGATGAAGTATTGAGGTCTAAACAGTTGCCTTTCCGTTTTATGTCGGCTTATAAAGCCTTACTGAAAATGAAGGATGAATGTGATACTTCTGATTTGAATGAGCTATCTGCTGCTATTGAATTGGCTTCAAATGAGGCTTGTGCGAATGTTCCAGCTTTGCCCGGTATTACTGTAATCTTTGCTGACAATTCTGGTTCAATGAATATGCTTGTATCGGAAAGGTCAAAAATTTCTTGCAAAGATGCTGCTAATGTTCTTTGCGGTATTGTGGCTAAAGTTTCTGAGCATCCCTATGTTTTTGCATTTGGAACTGATGTAGGCGAAGTTAGGTTCACAAAGAATGATACCGTATTGAATATTGCCAATAAAGTTAGTAATACAGATATTGGTGGATACAACACTAATGGTCATAAATGTGTACAATGGCTGATAGATCACAATATAATTCCTGATAGGGTTATTTTCTTGTCAGATATGCAGATGTGGGATTCTGATGGTTATATGAAAGAATGCCTTGCTAATTGTTGGGAAAAATACAAGAAGCATGGAAAAGCCAAAGACACTTGGTTACATAGTGTTCATCTGAATGGTTATGGTGATAGTGTTGTTCAGGAAGGTAAACGAGTGAATCAAGTTGCTGGATTCTCTGAAAAGGTATTCACAATGCTTCTTCAGACAGAAGGTGTTATTTCTGGAAAAGCTATACCTACGGTAGACCAAATTCGTGAGAAATGGGCTATTAAGGGCTAAAACAGCAATAATAAGGATAAATTAGAAAGGGGCTGGTGCCTTAAAAAGCATCAGCCTTTTTTTGTTGTAATAATTTTTTGATATTTTATCCATTTATGAAGTGGAATATCGTTTTTAGATTTAATGTTAAACAGGAGGAGAACCCTATGAGTTATAGATCAAATTTGACAGACAAGGCTCAAAGCGAACTGGAAGCAGCTCAATTTGAGAATGGCGTTCCGGTATTTGAGGACAATAAAACCAGAGTTATCGTAAAAGGTGCAGAAGGCGGAACAGAGCGTGTTGCTCATTCAGCTACGGCTAATCATATCAATAGTAATGCTGGTGTTGTAATGCCGTGTGCGGATGTTCCTGGTCGATTCCTTTCGGAACAGCAAGGTAAAGCCTAATTATTATTTGATATTGTTTATTAATATAAGGAGGAATTATGCAAAAGAATAAAGTAGCAAAAGAGTTATTGGTTATTGCTAGGAGTCTAGTGGCAGATAATGATGATGAGGCAGATGTTGTAGACCCTAAGTTTAATGAGAAAATCAGGACATTGAGACAGTCATTGGTAAAGATTTCTCAAAAGAAACGTCGTCGTCTTCAGCAGTATGGTATTGGGTTGATTCGTCCTAATGCTACGGTTGAGACTTTGGTTGATGCGTTGTTGAGAGTTACAACTGGCTAATATTTCCACAGCAGGGTAGTAAAATACGCCTGCAAGCAGGGTGCGTTTGTACTGAACATATATGTGACCACCCTGCCTCCCTTTTAATAAATTGCAAATGAAAATCATGGCTAGAAACAAATTAAGGAGATAAGCAAATGAATAAAATGATTGTAGCACATGAATTAATAAAAATTGCTGAAATGCTTGCAAGTACAACTGATACTTTCAAGTGTCCTGTTTGTGGAACCAAAGTGCTTAAAAATACTGGTTATTGTGTAAAGTGTCAAAAGAAAGTAAAAGAAGCAAGTACAACTGATACTTTCAAATGTCCTAATTGTGGGACTAAAGTGCTTAAAAATACTGGTTATTGTGTGAAATGTCAAAAGAAGGTAAAAGAAGCACATCAGAGAATTGCTTTACCTTGGATGCCTGTTCGTAAGGATGTGGATGTTGGTTTGAGGAATGTGGAAGTTAAGGATTCCTTAACGAGTTATGCACCACGGATTTCTGCTATTGTTCGTAAAGAAGCAGTCAAATTTCTATCCAGACAAGATTTCCAAGTAAGGCCGAGTGAGTTGAAAAAGGAATGGTCTGAATATTTGGCTTACATTGATGAATATGCTAATGCTAATAAATATCATTATTATGTAGTATTTTCATTTAATGATGCAACTGGTGTTCAGAGATATATTGCTTTGAATTGTTCTGGAAGAATTGGAATTGTGGAACGCACCTATGATTTGACAGAGAAGTATTCAGGTGGTGTTGCTTCCAGTTTGGCTAGAGCTCAAGATGCGGCTGAAAAACATATGAGTGAGAAGCTTCGCAAAGGATATGAGCCAGTATCAATGAAAAGAGGCTAATTTCTATGATAGTAAAAGAATTGGTAAAGATTGCCAAAACAATACTTGGTGGTGATGAATGGAAAGATGAAAACACTGCAGAGTTTGTTAGGGAACTTGTTAAGGTAATGAATAAAGATAGGTCTATTAAGGTTAAATCTGTAGATGATAGAAATATGAGAATTAATTTCACCTATTCTATTGGTTTAGCAGAAATTCCTTTCTATATAGTGATTTCAGAATTTGGGTATCCGCCTAATTCCGAATCCGTAAATGGAACGATACAGTCAGAAGAAAATTCTAATGTATATCTTCCAGGCGGAGGAACTAGGAGTAGAAATCCGAATGAGTTATGGAAAGAAGCTAAAACTAACCTGAAAGAATTATTTGAAATGGCTATCAACAGGTCATAAAAGAATTGAGGAAGTTTCTATGAGACGTGGAACACATACCAAATTAGCAAAAGAATTATCAGCAAGACAACTTTTCACACGTCAACAGAAGTTATTGGATAAATGGGCAGAAAGTACTGATGGAAGAAATGCTTTATCGCATGGTAGAACAAGTTACGATGAACTTCCTAGTACATTAGTTGCTACTTTGGAACGCATTAAGGACACAGAAACATTATGGTCTGATGTTGAACGGTATCTTGATGATAAAGCTATGAATATGAAATATGGGTCGAAGAAAACAGCAGGTTATACTGCTGATAATTTGTATGATTCTTTAATAATTGATACTTGGCCGAGGGGTTCTGCTATGGTTGACTTTGGATTGGATTCATTTCCTGGTTCATCAATATCTGCACAAGAAGTACAGAAAAGATATGAAGCACTTTATTATCCTATTAGGGATGGTGAAATAACGAAATTAGAACTTAGACGAGTATCTGGTGATGGTCCTGCTATTACTAAATTGGTAAATAGTTGCAGGTCTAATCCTCATAGAGGAATTAAGTTCACAACGGTTTATGATGGAATGTAAAATTTTAGTTAGCCTATGCTCATAAGGCTGATGTAGACAGTGAGTGCTGGATTACATTGAGGTTATCCTCAGTTGGAAGACCTCTAAGAGCAAAAAACAAGGAGGGTAATATTATGCCATTTGGAACAAAATCAGCATGGCAGTATAGTAGATGGACAAACAACATAGCTCGTAATTCGAGACAGACAATGCCTACTGGAGCCTATCTTGCGTTCTTGAAGGTATTTCTAAAAGCTATGTGGGACCCTATGACGCAAGCAGGAACAAGACCTTGGTTGAAAGATGCCTTTCAACGCAAAGCTGTTCAGTCCCCAGGAGATACCGACTATCAATGCGATCTTGATCAGCAACCAGCTCATGTGTTGGTAGAATTGCTATCGCTTGTTGGAAGGGATTTTAAGAAGATTCCTATTACGGACTTTGAAGCCGCTGGAGTTGATACTCTTATTGGCGTTTCAGGAAGCCTTAGATATGGTACTGGAGCGTTATTTGGAAGTGTTTCTGGTTCGCTTGTAAGCATTCCGTAAAGTTTCCGTGACGGTGATGGATTATGGGTCGCATCTCTTACATGGGGTGCGACCTGTAGATAATACAATGGCTATTATGAATAAAGAATTTGCCAAAAAAACATTATCGGTTTTAAAGCAATTTCATAAACAGATGTCTGAGGATGAAATGGCATGGGTAGTGTATCAGATTAATAATAAGATACCATTGGGAAAAGCTCAAGGACTTGTGAAAGAATGGTATGCTAAGGATGGAAAGATTAATGATGCTGAAAAATGGGTAGAAGAACAACTATGAATAGAATAGCTGTAGTAAAAGAATTGGTAAAGATAGCAAAAGAAATTAACAGCAGTTATGCTATTGATCTTGAGGAAGCCTATAGTGTAACAGAAGATTTAAAAAACGCATTGAATATAATTAATAATCTGAAAAAAAGTAATCTGGATAGAGATATGATGAAGTGGTGGAGTGTAGTGGAAACTAATCTTAGAAAAACACTTCATAGTCTTGAAGAAGCGATGAGATGGGAAGAAAGATTATCAAGGTCTATTTAACAATTTCCTTCCAGTAATTGTGCTGTGAAGGGATAAGAAAACTGGCTTTTATAACGAAAGCTGGAAAATATAAGAAAACATATAGAGGAGGTAGTTATGAGTGAGAAGTTCATTCTAACAGTTAAGAGTCTGCATTTCGGTCACATCAAGGAAACCTTCGGAGCAGGAGCCGTTATTGAACATGATGAAGTCAACAAGGTAATTATTGTTGATGGAAGAAAGTTTGATGACACACGGGACCTAGATATTCTGAAGAATCAATCCTCAAAGAACCCTGACAATCCTTGGATTGTTCCGTTTTCTGAGGAATTTCTGGCAGAGATTCGTGGTTCCAGACCTGTTATTCAGAAAGTGGTTAAACCTCGTCCTGGGGAACACATGCAGGTTGTTAGGTCGGATTCTGATTTAACAGAACCTATTGATATTAAGAGTACGCAAATATCAAAGCGTAATAATGAGGTTAAAGAAGCTGCACGAAACAAGGTAAAGGTAGAAGGTATGCCTATCATTCGTGGTGATGAAACTGTTCAAGAACGTTTGGCTAGTCTTAAAGATAAAACCGATATTAACTCAATGTCAGAGAGAGTTCGGTTGAAAATAGGGGCAAAGCCTGATATGCCGATAATTAAAGATGATAGTCTTGGAACTGGTGTAAGCAGAACATCGACACCTTTAAATGCTGGGCAACAGTTCCCTTCAAGAGAAACAGTAGATACCAAAGCAGAAGAAGCAAGATTACAGTCTGATGCTCGCAAGAAAGAAATTGAAACTCGCCGGGCAGCTTCTGGTATTGAAGTTCCTTCTGAAAATGCAACAGGAAATAAAGTTGTTGCTAAACCTGCACCAGTAGCAGAAGCATTGGTTGGTATTGAAATGGGAGATAATGATTCTGATGCTTCCAAGGAAAACGAGATAAAGGCATTAAAGGCGAAGATATCTGCATTGGAATCAAAAGCCATTAAGCCTAAAAGAGGCAGACCGCCGAAAGCAAAAGCAACTATAGAAAACAAATAAGGGAGAATTCTTATGCTTTTCGGATATGAATGCCAAAAATGCAAAAAACGGTTCGAGGTTGAGTTCCCTATTGGTAAAGCTACCAGAACTGTGCCTTGTTCTACTTGTGGTGGAACAGGTAAGCGTATATATGAAGGTATGAGTATTTCTGTTAAAATTGATGGTCATACTTCTATATCTTCAAGTTTTGGGGAGCAACAGAAAAAGAAAAATGAAAGAGCATCCCATAGAATGAAAGGTAGAAAACCACCGAAACTATTGGGCTATCAATATACTGATGGTTCGGTTAAAGAAGCATAACTAATGAGGATGGTGTGTGTGTTCATACAAATCTATGGTATGCTCACCATCCTTTTCTTATATCCAAGAACAGGAGCTTATTATGACTGAAAATGTAGTTATACCAGAAGTAAAGAATAAACTTTATCGTACATCGGACATATATTTTTCAGCATATCTTTGTTCATTGGATGTTCCATTGAAGACGACAGAAGTAGAGAAAAATGAGGGCGGAAGAAAGGTTGTATTTGTATTTCAGATAATAGATGCTGATTTGCAACGGATGAAAGCTACTTATTTTGGCGGAACTGGAACAGTAAAAGCAAGGCGTTTTGTTGATAATATTCGTTCTCTCAAAAGTATGTGCTTCGTATAGTCTTTAATCATAATTATTTATAATTACAAAGGGCATCATTCTGTAAGGGATGATGCTTTTTTATTTGATATTTCAACCTTAATTGATGGGTGTCAATAAAAGTTTGATATTTTACCTATTATTAAGAGGTAAACAATGTATTCAAGGTTTGGCAGTATAGTAATGAGAGTAGCAGATTGGCACATAGCCAAAGAAATGCCCCAGGATGCCTTTGGTAAGGCGTTCTGGCTGGCAAGGGCAAAGGTTAAGGTTATGAAGGATAAGCTGTCTATGGAGGCAAAGGATAGCCTTCAGGAAGCTATGGCGAAGGATTTAACAGCCAGGGGATTAAAAGTAATATCTATTGCATTTTCTTTAGGGCAATATCGTGGTTCCAAATTTATGACATCGGCCAAATTGAGTGTAAGGGTGGGCACTCAAGCCAAAGCCAACAGATTGGCTGGATATTTATTACAATATAGTCCGAAATACAAATTGAAAGAATTTATGGATGGAATTGCATCATATAATATCAGATAAAGGAGAAAGTCAATGAATATTGTAGCAAAAGAATTAGTAAATATTGCAAGGGAATTAAAAATTGCTAAGGAAGTTATGGCATGGAGTGGCAGAATGAATTTTCCTCGTAGTTTTTATATTCCTAAAAATGCTCCCAATCTTCAGCCAATTCCAGAAGGTAAAGATTTAGATTTAGAATTTTGGAGTTATGAAAGTGAAAAAGGCGATTTATATGGTATAGCCTTTGGTGGCAAAGCTAATAAACCTTTATGGCATTATCGGTTTAGGGATAAATCAAGATTGGATAGTAAAATACAAGAAACAATTGATAGTCATAAGAGTCATGCAGATACTATGAAACAGAGAAGGCAGGAAAGAACACAATACAGACACAATTTAAAAGAAGATGATATTTTGTATACAACTTGGGGATATGATCAAACAAACATTGATTTTTATCAAGTAACAGGTATTGGTGAAAAGAGTGTTAAAATCAGAAAGATAGGAAGTAAAACTTTTAATAATGATACAGTAGTTGCTGTTCCAAATCATTTTGAGGGACCGACAATGACTAAAAGAGTTCGACCTGGTGATTCAGTAAGTATTTCTTATGCTAATGCATCTAAATGGGATGGAAAACCAAAATATGAAACTCCTTTCGGTATGGGACATTAGGAGAAACAAGATGAAAGAAGCACAAGAATTGATAAAGGTTGCAAAAGAAATAATGGCACGATCACCAGAGTATCGGAATAAGCCCGTAAGATTAACACCAAGTGAAATTTCCAATGCAGAAACTTCTTATAATGGGAAGAAATATACAATTATTCGCAGACCACAACCAGATGGACGTTTTTGGATTGCGGCAATTGATATTGATAATGGCAAAGTGATGTGGGAAGAATATGCTGATAATAAAACAGATGTTCATAGAGCTATACAACAAGTTAATCGTTGGATGGATAAAATGGCAATGGGTGGGCCAATGAGTGATAAAAGTAGACATCGTTTTAAGGCTGGAACAGAAACCAGAGCTATTCGTGGTGAGGGTTGGACAGAAAAAGAAGCCCTTGATGATGCTATGAAAACAGATGAGGACTATCAAGGACAGGGAGATGGCTATGGTGGTGGATATGGTTCAATGAAGAATGTTCGTCGTTCAAAAATTATTCGTGAACCTAAAAGAGCAAAACGTGTACGTGTTGAAAAATATCCTATTAAAAAGGGTCCTGTTGAAAAAAAGTTTATTATTGAAAAAGAATGGGGTTTTGACAGAAGAGAGCCAATTGATAATGATAGAAGATTGAGTGCTAGATATGACACACAAAGTGAAGTATTGAAAGTAGCGAAGGAATTATCACTTCAATATGGCAATTCGGTTGTTATCACGCTTGCAGCATTTTGTGTAGGTGATACAAAATTGGCTATTGTGAAACCTGAAGCTGGACAAAAAGGCGAATGGAAATTTGAAGTAGATTTTAGGAGTTAAAAGGAGATAAATTATGGCAGTGTTCCCTGGTACATTTATTCCTTTGGATCAAGGTAGTACAGCAGGTTTTACTCATTTTATTGATGAATTACTGACACCAAGGCTTATGTCTTTTAGGATGATTCATATTTATGATGAACCGTCACGTTTATTGCCGGATAAGATAAATTGGGGAACAACATTTGGTAATTGGTTACAAGCAGCTCCACTTATCATTAGAAAGAATGAAACGGTACTTGTTCCTACTGCTATAACGAACATTGATTATGTGAATGGAACATATCAAGCAAATCCAATTGATATAGGATTAGATCAAAGAGCACGAGATGTATTAGAAGGAACTTATATATTTGATTATTTTCCACCTCCTGTATTGGAAGGTTTACTTACATCTGCTATGTCTATTGTCAATATGACGGCTGAGGGACCACCAACAAATTATACGATAGATAGTGCTCCAACACCTTGGGAAGGTGTAATAACTGATATAGCATTTGCTATGTGTATGGAAAAACTTTTACTCGATTATGATTTATGGAGATATAGATTAGTATTTGCTATTAGTCCGGCTGATTTAGAATCAGGTGGTGGAGGAGATGTAGCAAGTCAATTGACTACATTGAAACAGAATGCTGAACAGAGAGCGAATACGGCATTACAAAATCCAAAATTCAAGACGGGAAATTATCTTGCACCTCCAACCCGATTCTATTTTGAATCTATTAGAGGTATTGGTGGTGGCAGAGGAGCACATGGAATACCGTTTGTTGGTGGCAAATTACATGGATGGAAACCGACCAAATATATGTAGTTTGTAATGAGTAATTTATGACTATGAAAATTTGTTCTACATTTGGATGCGATAAAGAAATAGTAGCTAAAGGATTATGTGAAAGTTGTTATAGAAAAAGCAGAAAGGGAATGGGTAAGAAGTGTTCTATTGATGGCTGTTTAGAAAGTGCTCGTCGGCGTGGTTTTTGTGGTAAGCATTATCAGAGATTTGTTGTAGAAAAACGAGCATCTGGCGAGTGGAATAAAATGAAACATGGTTTTCGAGATATTTGTGGTGTCGATGGTTGTGGTAAGAGACATTTTTCAAAAAATATGTGTCAAATGCATTATACGAGAGCAATAAAAGAAAATAATAGAAAATTTATAATAGAAAGGTATTTATCGAAAGGAATTATTTGTAAGGAATGTGGTAAAACATTTTCTATTTATCAGATGGATGCACACCATTCCAATCCAGATAAAAAAGATCAAATTATGTCAGTTATGTTAAATAATTCATCTTTAACAACGAATATCAAATTGATTGAAGAATTAGATGGATGTGAGTTTTTATGTGCGAGGTGTCATCAAAACAAACATCAAGACATAACCAAATCTCATGAAGAAACATATTTGCGTAAGGATAAGGGTAGAAGAATAGACAAGATGAAGAAAGAGATAAGAGAAATTTATGGTGAAAAGTGTTTTTATTGTGGTGATTGGCTTTATCCAAAAGAGATGGAATTTCATCATAAGAATCCTAAAGATAAAACGGCACAAGTATCAGATTTGTTGAGAATTGCATCGAAGGAAATTGTTTTAAAGGAAGTGGCTGGTTGCGATATAATTTGTCGTAATTGTCATAGATTTGAAACAAACAAAGATTTAATTGAACAAGAGGAAAGAATAAAAGATATAGCCAAATGGGCTTAATGAGTAATTTATGACTATGAAAATTTGTTCTACATTTGGATGCGATAAAGAAATAGTAGCTAAAGGATTATGTGAAGTTAAAAAAGGATTTAGAGTTGAAAAGTAATCAGCAAGAAGCTCTATCTAAACTTATGCGATGTGTTGAAAGAGGTTTTGCTATGGACCCAGCAGAGCATAGAAATACAATATTTAAGGCAGCTCACGCTTTGGGTATAAGATTACCAAGTAGTATGTTTTAACAAGGAGAAAAACTATGTCAAACGAATTGACTTATACGACAACCATTTATTTAAGAAATGGAACTTTAATTGATACTTATGCGAGTGGCTCATTAACGGCTGATCAAGCGGCGGCGGTGTTGGTGAGAAATGTGCAGAATATCGTGATTGCTGCTGGTGGTGCGGCACTTGATCTTGGTAGTGTAGCGGCACCAGGTTGGTCGGTGTTTATCAATATGGATACTACTAATTTTATTGAAATTGGAAGTTATGTTGGTGCAACATTTTATCCATTATTGAAATTATTACCTGGAGAAGTTCAAATGGGAAGACTTGCTGTGGCGACTCCATATGCAAGAGCAGACACAGCAACAGCAAACTTGTTCTATATTATTTATGATACATAAAGGTGAAATATGAATAAACAATCGGCAGACATATGTAGTGAGATTAAAGAGATTGGACGATTAATTTCATCTGCTGGACTCATTATGGCTGTTCGTAAAGAAGTAGCTAAAGTGATGAAAGAGGGATTTGTAGTAACAGATGGAAAACATCAATCTTCTGCTTCAGATTATGAAGTTGTAATACGATGTGGAAAAAATGGAAACAAGATTGCTCGCAGATTAAAAAATGGGAATATGCATATTAAGGTTGATAAGATAGCTGAAGGCGTATTGGGAATTAAGACAGCTAGAAGGGTAAAATAGGAGATAAGTTATGGCTGACATATCACCAATTACTGGAGAAGAATATTATAGTGGCACTTGGGTTGAAATACAAGAAGTTTTGCATGTTATTGATATTGGTGAAGGCAAGATGGCAAAGGTTACACAACCAATGGTCAATCATTACCAAGAAACAACGGACAGGGAAATAGATGCAATTTTAATGGAACTGTATCATACGCCATTACGGGCAATGAATTATATTCAACCAGATGGTACAACGAAAAGGGTTTTCCCAGGTGATGTGCGTAGATGTTCAAGGTATTGGGTTGCTGGACTTATCTTACTTAATGAGTTTCAAGGATTAGCACAAAATATAACAGATCAAGCAACAGCATATGTTGATGATGCCAAAAAGCAAATTTATGCGTTAAAAAGGTATAGTCATAGGATTCCTGGACAAGAAAGAAAGAGTCAACTTTCTCGAACAATTGCACCTAATTTCCAGCCAGCTAGTATACCTGAACAGGATTTTTAAAATGAAAAAGGTAGCTACAGAATTACTTAAACTGGCCAAAACTGTGATACGAACAGAGATGACCTTTCTCCGTTCTCCTACAACCGAAGATGGGAAGATGAATTTGATTCATTCTGATGTCAGTAGGTTTTTAAATACGATAAGAAAAAATGAAGATTTGGAAACTTTTATAAATCGGGAAGACAACAAGGAAGAAATGAAGATAGAAGTGGGTATTTCCGATCATGATGCTATGGATGCAATTGTGAATAAAATTTTATCTTTAGCGAAGAATATAGCAAAAAAAAATGATATTAAGATAAGGGGCTAAAGAGAAAAGATATGTATACAAGCCCATCAAACATAACCAAGACGCTCGTAGCTCTTTTGGACAGAAATGCTCCATTTATTAACAAATTGATTCGTACTTATGAGGGCAATAGAAGTTTGACTGTTTTAGAGGGGATGCGTCCTACTTTGCCAATAGATATGTATCCGAGTTTTGAGATTGAACCAACAAATGCTGACAATTCATGGGCTACTACAAGGTCTCAAAGACCAACTTATAACTTTACTTGCACTCTCACAGTTAAGGTATCAAATATTAAATATGGGGTAGAATATATATGTGCTCTTGCTTCTGTTTTATCAGAAATAATGACCAGTCCTAATAATCTACAAATGAGGGTATTAAATGAAACTCATTGGGATGTAAATGGTGGTCTTGTAGATACTTATATATTGGATAGTTTGGTTAATTCGGCAACATATAATGCTACAAAGGATGGAACGATAAGAGTGGCTGAATTTAGTTGGTTTGCGATGATACATGAGCCATTTCCAGAGAGTTTATGGTCGGTGGGGTCATCTGATGTTCCTACCATTATTAGACCATTGATTATAACACCGTAATTATTTTTTGATATTTTTACCATAGTTAGATAGGAAACAGATGAAAAAGAACGGAGAAATACTATCAAAATTGTTTGAAAACATGGTTTTAACAGGGGAAGTCCCTTATCAAGCTAATAGTAGGGCTTTGAGAAATTTTGATGTATTAGAGAATGTGGATAAGGGTAATGCCGAAATAGAAAATCTTGAAGATGGCATAAGAGAGTTTATTGGAGAATTACTGGAGGTTGAAAATGATGCTAATAGGATCGTCAAACATGCTTCCAGCTTTTTATAAACTTGGTACACTTGCTGATATGTCTATGGTAGCTAGAAAACTAGCATTAGGTCGTAAAGCAATAGTAGAAATTAGAAAACTTGAAGATTACATGGAAGCACATAAAGACAATTTGCTTGATTCTGATTTTATTTTTGAGATGAAACAAATTAAGAATTATGCGTTGATAGTAGCAAAGGCTGCAAAAGAAACTATTGGTATTGTTAAGGGTATAAAAAGCAAAGTTGAATTGTATCAGGAGAATGTTTACGATGCCATTGATTGATAGTACGACTTTGCTGAATGTGGCTGATAGAGCCGCTTATCAATATTCGCAAATAAAGGCGAATCTTGCGGCTATTTCTCAAGTAGGATTGGGATATTATTGGACAATGATAACTGCAACTGAAGATGCAGATGTGGAAATTCCACTTCAGGGACCGTATTATCTAGTAGATAATGATTTTGCGATAACTAATATAGTAAGATGGGGAACAAATTTGACTGAAATCGTTACGGCGATGATGGTTCATTTTAATCGTTCTAATGGTTCCGGTGGTGTATTACAAGTAGGTGGCTGGGATGGCTACTTGATGGCAAAAAATGAGAGAGTAAGTCAGTATTTTGGTGAATTGTTCTTTGTAACATACGGATTTTATATGTTAGCAGTAAATGTATTTTGTGAAAGAGTGGATGATTTTGCAACAGCACAAGTAATAGCTGGTCCAGCAATATTGTTCACAGATGGAGTGAGTTATGGTAATGGAAATACAACTAATCCAGCGAATGGAACATATTTTGCAGCAACACAATTGAAAGCTTATGTGGTATCAATGGGAGGAACTAATTTGGATTTGAGATTATCGGTAAAGGATATTGATAATAATCCGACAACGATAGATGTAACAATACCAGGAGGCTCTCTATCTGGAACAGAAATAGATATAGGAATAACTTCTGACAGATTTTTGGATGTTACAAACATAATACTAAAGCCTGCTGGTTTGACTGGTACGCTTGGTGATATTATAAAGGTGCGAAATCTAAAAGAGAGACAGATTGCACTATAAAGATAGAACAACAACAATAATAGGAGGAATTATTTATGGGAATGGGATATCAAGGATTTGTAAAATTTTATGAAACTGGCCCGGCAACGAGTCCTGCGGTTTTACTTGCCACAGGTGCTAGTGTTAACCTTGTATTAGAGCCGATTTATAGTTCGGCAGTATGGGGTGCTGGCTGGTATAATGCAGCAACATCTGCTCACTATGCAGATGCAGCTATTCGTTATGAAGGAACAGTTGATGTCGAAATGCAGTTCGGTGCAGGAGGCATAATCTGGGACTTCTTACAGGATTGGATTGTTGCATACAGAGCATATCCTAAATCATTGGACATTTCTCCCGATGGTGCAAGGGTATACCAATATCGAACAACTGGTGCTTATCATAGTAACTATGATACATTTGGAGCCTTTAACTCTTCGGCTGGATTTTCAACATCCGAAGGTTCATTCCTTACGTCATCATTGGGCGTAATATGTTTGAATCGTACTGAAGTTGATCCGGCTGGTGGAACAGATTTCACCGATTATAGTTATCAGCTTCAAAGGAAAGGTGTGATTGGTAGCGATTGTTCAGTTTTCTCAACGACTAATCCATTGAATCCTGGTGGTACAAGCGTCAATCCGATTCCGTTCTGGCGTACACAAGCTCAATTACTTGTGGGTACTTATGGCACACCATTTACTGGTGGTGCATTACCACAAGTAGGAACAGAAACAGTTGAGTGGAGTGCGGATGTAACACAGAACTCAATCTGGCTGTATGTATGTAGTGGAACTCGTTTGCCTATCGCTCTGTTACAAGGACCGATGGATGTTTCTGGTTCTGTTACATTATTCCATCCGAATGGTGTGTTTGACCCGATTCTTGGACCTACGGCTTCGGGAACATTAACAAGTCCATATCTGTATGCTGAAAACACATGGTTCCGAGTAACTATTGCTGGTGGACCAAGCGGAAACGTGTTTTTTGAGATACCAGCAGTCGTGGTTGAAAGCGATGATTATAGTATTCCTGGTCTGGATGCTGTGGTAAATCGTGTATTCAGTATTAAGGGTATGGGTGGACGTTGCTATAATAATTACGTATTGCCTCCGTTCCTTATGTCCACATCTGCGGGTGCTATCCCTGCATAAGGAAGGTTATCAATGGCTCTTGGATATGAAGGGCTGATAAAATTAGGAACACATTATGTCCTTGGGACGGGGAGTTCTGTCCCAAGGACACGTGTGCGACTAGAATCTGCAGCAGGTTATGGTGGTCAAATAAAGACACCAGAAAGCGAAATAGGTATTGGTGCTCCTTTTAATTATGATTGGGTGCAAGAAGATGGTTCAATAAGTTTTGAGATGACGAGAGATACATTTGAACTTGAATTAAAAACTTGGTTATTTGACAGACAAAATTACAAGGAAATAAATCTTATATCGAGAAAAGACAATGTTCAGCAGTATTTGAATTGTTTTTTTAACAGTCTTAGTATTTCGGCAAGTGATGGGGGAGCAGTTGATGGTTCGGTAGGATTTGTGGCTTTAAAGCGGGATACTTATACTTGGGGCGATCAGTATATTAACAATAGGAAAGGTGAATCATCTGATGGTGGTTTAATATGTCCACCTGTTAATTTTCCAGAGCCATTAAATCCAAGTGCGAAATATAGTCAGGTTCCGATACCATATTGGAATACAAGTGTTTCAATTACGGAAGTAAGTACGCCAGTTAAAAAGAATTTTAGTAATTGGAGTTTGGATTTTTCACAACAAGTATTTAAGTTTTTTGGATGCAATAATAATTCTACTGTACAAGAACCATTATATGTTGCAGTAGGACCGATGACAGTAATATTTTCAGGTTCCTATATGGATGATTTTACGGGAACAGAAAATGGATATTTAGGCGATCATTTAGCTCAAGTAGAAATTGATTTGGCTGGCAAGTCTATCAAGTTATTAAGGCTTGAAACGACAACGGAAAGTGATGATGTGCAGACAGGAGATTCGCCTGTTCCGTTGACAGTTGAATATTCAGCTTACGAAATAAAGTCAACATAAGTTTTCGAGTCAGTAATGATTCGGTAGTATTAAATGGAACATTATATGAATTATAAAAAGCAGACAACATTTTGCTAGTTTTTTTATAGCATCATTGTGTCTGCTATTTTTGTTTATGGGAGGATATATTATGGCTAAAGTAGAAGCAAAACCAGAATTAAAAGTAGAAGCTGCCAAGGTTGAATCTCCACGAGGGACTCGTCTTGATGAAATGTTAATGAAACCCGGTAAATATGAAATAACCGATGAACATACATTCAAGGTAGAATTAAATTTAGTTCTGAAAGATAATAGATGGATTGTGGTAGAAGGGAAAGGAAAAGGTATAGATAAACATGAAGTTATTTTTAGGATGTGGACCTATGATGAAATGATTGAATTGAAGAAAATGGCTACTTCCTATGATCAGCAAAAACGGCTTCATATGATAGATAATGATTTATTGAACAGATTAAAGGTACAGAGATTATTGGTATCTTGGACTTTCGGAAACGATAATCCACGATTGAAAATAGCTCATGTTAATAGGGTATTAACAGATGAATCATGGGTAGCATTTACCAAATTACAGCCTAATATCGTAACATATGTTTTGGATGAAATGAATCGAGTTTATGAATTTAATGGCTAATAAAATAACGACAGAAGAAAAGGCTCGTAGGGAATATGAGGTATTATGCGATCCTATGATTGCTCGTGTGAAAATACCAATATCTTGGCAAAATGGTATTTGTTTGCCAGATTCTAATGGAAAATCGTATGAAGAAGCTGAATTTAAGGTATTAACTTTTGGTGATAATCATGTTCTGGATAAAGCTTCATCTTATGATGTAGATATAAAGGAAAATGGTAAGGTTGTGACCAAGGTTACTGTAACCGATTTAAATGAGTATAGGACGCTCCTGGTGAGGCGAAACCTACTTAGTTGGACATTAGATATACCTATAGAACGTCGTGAGGGGTGGATGACCACAGCGTGTTGGGCAAGAGTCAAGAAAGTACCAGCACCTCTTATGGATGCTTTTATTGATAAATATGACAACTTAACATCAGTTTCAAAGGATGAGGAAGATAAGATATTAAGGCAAAGTGCTGTATTATTTGGAAGAAATAGCAGAGGTGTGGCAGATTCGTGTGAAGCAATTAGTTTATTTTGCACATTAGGCAATTTTTGGGATAAGTTTGGGGTAGGCAGAGGTGTTCCTATTCACGAAATGCCTTTCAAGGAATATCTTATGTTAAAGATGGTTATTGGTAAAGAAAATGAATCAATGAAAATGGCATCAGCTTCAAAGAAGCCATTAGCAAGAATAGCTGGTGCAGGTGGAAGACCACGGGCAAGTCAAGGTATAGTAATGGGAGAATAGTATGCCACCGATTTTCACTAAACGTCTTGGATATGGAGGATCAGCAATAGTAGCAGGTAAACAAGTTCTTCTTAGTGGTGGTGGAATGGAACAATCCGATTCGCCATCATTTTTAGAGATGTTGGATATAGACCCTCAGGGGTCGCCCATGAATTCAAGAAGTAAAATACTTCATGCTGATGGGGTTTCATCTTTTACGGGAAGTTTGACATTTGATGTAACTAAAAATGTTTTGGATGTAATTACCACAGCCACATTATTAGGAAGAGGATATAAATTTAATATAGGTATTCATGATGGTGAGAGTCAATGGGTAATGACAGATTGTTATTTGACGAATTTGACATTAAGTGGGGCACCAGGAGGATTAATTTCAGCATCAATAGCTTATATGGCTATACTGGGTCGTCAAGCGAGTGCTGTAACGAATGCTTATATTTTGGATGATTATTATGGTACAGGCACACCAACAGACAATCAGCCAATAGGATATTGGTGGTCAGGTGGTACAGATATTAAGGATTGGACATTTACGATGAATCAGGCAGTAGAGCCTGTATATTTAAATAAGGATGTAATGACACCGCAGTATTTGAAAGTTGGTTTGATTGATTATCAATTAGATGCTAATGTTTATGGATATGCGACTGGGACGCCAAGTGTAATAAGTGTAAGGACATCATCATTTACATTAACTGGAGTAATGACAGCGACAGGTTACACATTTAACGGAACGACTGATTTAGGGATGTATAGTCATACATTTGTTACGGCGGCAGATGCGACAACTGGTTCGGGTGGTATAATTATATTATAGTAAAATAAAACCAAGAGGAGAATAACATATGAGCGAAAATGAAAAAAAAGAAGTAGTTGAGGAAGTAAAAGTAGCAACACCTGAAGTTGCAAAGGCTAAAGTAGCAACACCTGAAGTTGCAACGCCTGAAGCATCTATGGATGATGAGAAACGCACAGGGATTAAAGAGATTATTGCTAATAATGAAGCCATAGCCATAGAGAAAGACAAGACGGAAGGTAAAACGATTGAGAAAGAATCTTTGCCTTCGTTCTTTGTGGATAAGGTTAGCAAACACAGAGTTGAAATTGATATTTTATCTTCTAAAGAAGACGGGAAGATAATGAGCGTATCGAGGACTGGTCTCGGTCTTGAATTTGATAAAGATTTTGCATATCTTCGTCATAGTGAGGAATGGTTTGATTTTACGATTCCGACTTATGAAGATATGTCAACTTATCGGTCAAGATGTGCCACATTCCGTAAAGAGCTTGGACAGATGTTGGTAGACAAGCTTCAACTTCGGAATTTTATATTGGTATGGCATCTCAGAGATTGGAGTTTAACAGACAAGGAAGGCAAAAAGATTGAACTTTCTTGTGATAGTGATGGTTCTTTGGATGATGCTTCGGTAAAGAAAGTGTATACATTACATCCGACGATAATTGATATAATTCTTACAATTTTTGAGAAAGATATTTTACTTACGTAATGGAGACTGAACGATGCCAGGAGAAATAAAAAGTCAATTCGATACTGTTTCTGATTTAGTATCTAAAGGGGCTAAAGGTGTTACCAAGAGTGTAGACACCATGACTGATTCTGCTATCAAGGCAGATAAGGCTCATGGCAATTTGTCTAAAACTCAAACATCGGCTCTTCAGATATCTGATAAATTTCAGAAAAGTATTAATTCTCTTAATAAAGGATTAACAGGTATTGGTGCTGCTAGTCTTCAGGCATCTAAAGGTTTAGCTACAATAGGTAAAACTGGTGAATTATCTTTATCAAATATTGTTAAAATATGGCATAAGGCTGGTGGTGAAGTTAAAGATTTTGGAAAGGAATTGAAAGAAGTAGCAGATATTTATAAGCAAATTCAAAAAGGAAAAATTGCTCCACTCCCAGCTATTCCAAAAGGTAAAACTACTGGCAAAACTACCGCTGGTATTTCAACAAGTAAGGCTAAAGGTGATACTAAAGGAATTACTGATGTTAAAAGTGAATTACTCAAGCAAACCAAGATAATGCAAAAGGATATTTCGTGGTTAAAAAAACTTGATTACAATAAGTATCATAAAAAGATTTACAAACGAGATAATAACGAATCAAAAGACTTAAAAAACCAAACAAAACTCATTAATAAGTCTTCAAGAGCATTGACATCTACGTCATCTTTAAAATCTAAATCAAAACCGACTTCTGGTACTGAATCAAAAGATTTAAAATCTGCTATACTGCAAACTGATAAGTTATCTGAAAAAACAAAGAAGATAGATATTAAACCTATTTCAGATGCTATACGTGATATAGGCAATGAAGTAGTTGAACTGCAAAGTGAGATGGGTAATATAAGTGCTCCTGAAATTATTGATAAAAAGGTATTACAAGCACAACTCAGGTATCTTGAAAAAGAATGGACACATCTTGATCAAACAAAAAAACAGATGTTGGTAAAAGCGGCGGCGAGTGGCAAACTTGATACTGCTGTTGGAAAATTAACAACAACCAATAACGTACTTGGTATTAGTTTAATCAAATCCAGAAAGAATATCATAAAAGAAGCAGATTCGTATAAGACATTATCTGGTGAAATTAAAGAAGTTACAACTGTTACTGATTTGTTAAAATCAAAAATGACTGAAGGAAAGCAAGAAGCAGAATCATTTGCTAATGGTTTAGGTAAGACTAATATAAAAATGGTTGCTGGTGGTGTGGCAGCCTTTTTCTTGTTTCAAAAAGCATCTGAATTAATTACGAAATTCAAGGAAGCCAGAGTTACAATTGCTAATTACAATGTCGAATTGGCAAAGATGGGCAAGATTGTTCCAGGTATGGATGCTTCTAAATTGGAAGGATTTAGGAAACAACTCAATTTAACTCGTGCACAAGCTAAAGATTTTTATGGTGTTTTGAATGTTGGTGCATTAAGTGGAGTAGTATCTGTTAATCAATTAGTAAAGGCTTCGTCACAACTTCAAGCGGCTTATGGTGGAGACCAAACTGCCAGATTGAGGGAATACGTTGATATTCTAAAAGAAATACCCACTCTTGATACTGATTTGAGTATTACTGCTTCATTAGATGATCAAGCAGCATCCTTATTTGCTCTTGCTAGGGCAGGCAAGATTTCCACAGTTATTGAACTTCAGCAAGCTGGTTTAGTTGGCGGTGTAGATGTAACCACATCTTCACCAGAAGACGTGAAAATGCTGAATACTGCACAGAAGACTGCAAAGAATACTGATGATATTAATGCATTTTTGACTACTAAATTATTCCCTTCATGGGGACCCAAGTTTTCAATGATTGCTGATTATACCTTCAAGACACTTTCTGCTGTTGGTGTTGGATTAGCTGCTACTGGTGCGGTTCAAATGATGATGGTTAAACGACAAGGTGATAATATTCGTGCAACGAGGGGTGTAGAAAGAGCAATTTATAGAACTGCTGCTGGAAAAGCTGGAATTGGTGACAGGGGTAGTAGGGGTATAATGAACACCTTTACGAAAACTTTCCAAAAGTCTATGAAAAGCAGGGGTGGATTTGAGAAAGCTGGTGTGAAAGGTGTAGTGGGATCATTCAAGCGTGGTAGTCTTACTACATATACTAAGGAGTTTTTACCTCTTATTAAGAAAGTAAAGATTTTTGGGTCAGGATTACTTCAAGTAGCGAAAGGTGTTCTTCCGAAGTTGGTAACTGGATTAAGAGCTGCAATAGGACCAGTTGCAGGAATAGCAAGTGTTGTTGGTATTGCCTTATTAGCGGCAGGCAAAGCAGCAGATTGGTTTGCTGCAAAACTTGAAAAATCAGGTGATAAAACAGGTGCGGCTGAGGCAAAATTGACTGGTTCTGTTTTGACAGCAGCAGGAACAGTCGCAGCTTTTGCAGGGATAGGGGCTATTGTTGGTTCTTATGTTCCTGTAATTGGTACTGCTGTTGGTGCTATTGCTGGTGCATTGGCTGGATTATCTGTCGTGGTATGGAATCAGAGCGACATGATTGGTAAATCCATGGAAAACTATGGCAAGCGACTTCAGAAAGGAACAATTTCTGGTGGAGTT